GGAGCCGCCTAGCGCGGAATATAAATCATGGCCAAGGCAGGACGCCCTATCGGGACTGGTGGCGTTAAGCTTACCGACTCGCACCGGGCTAAAATTCAAAACAGTAGCATTCTCAATGCCTTGATCGAACATGTTTTGGGCAAAAGGGACATGTCGCCGACTCAAGTGACCGCAGGTCTTGGGTTGCTCAAGAAATGCCTGCCCGATCTGGCACAAGTTGCACATACCGACGCAGACGGCAACGCGCTGAACCTGACGTTCACCATCGGCGGCAATGACAAGACAGATTAACACCGTAATCGTTCCTCGCGAACCATTTCGGCCATATCTGAACAGAGAACAGCGTTGGGCTTGCATCGTCGCTCACCGAAGGGCGGGCAAGACTGTCGCCTGCGTTCAGGACCTTGTTAAGCGGGCAGGAGAGCACAAGCTCCGCGAACCGCGCTTCGCCTACATCGCGCCGACATACGGCCAAGCCAAAGACGTGGCATGGTCATACCTCAAGGAATACACGGCCCACATTCCCGGCATGAAGGTTAGCGAGAGCGAGCTTTCGGTGCAGTTCCCACACAACGGGGCGCGCGTCAGGTTATACGGGGCAGAGAACTACGACAGGCTTCGCGGCCTGTATCTGGACGGGGCAGTGATTGACGAAGCGGGCGACCAAGACCCGCGCGCCTTTCCAGAGGTCATACGACCCGCCCTGAGTGACAGGCAGGGATGGGCCACATTCATCGGCACACCAAAGGGCCGGAATGAGTTCTACCGCATATACGAGCGGGCAAAGACCACAGAGGGATGGTTCTGGGGTTCACTGCAAGCGTCACGAACCGGGCTGATAAAGCCGGAGGAACTCGCTGACGCCCGCGCCATGATGACGCCGGAGCAGTATGCTCAGGAATATGAGTGCAGCTTTCAGGCGGCGGTTATCGGCGCTTACTATGGCCGAGACATGGAAATTGCGGAGCCGCGCATTCTGCCGCTCGCGCATGACAAGTCGGCTGATGTGTTCTGCGCATGGGACTTGGGCATCGGCGATTCAATGGCTCTCTGGTTCGGCCAGCAGGTTGGCAAAGAGATCCATTGGCTGGAATACTACGAGAACAGCGGATTCGGCCTCGATCACTACGTCGATTACATCAAGACCCGCAGCTTCCCGGTTCACCTGCACCTGTTGCCGCATGATGCCGAGGCGCGTGAGTTGCAGACCGGAAAAACCCGCATGGACTTTCTGCGGGGCAGGGGATTGGACTGCCGAGTTGTCACAAGACACAACGTGGATGAAGGCATCAGCGCGGTACGCATGAAGTTCCCGCAGATGTGGTTCAACTCCACAGGCGAAGGCATGGATCGCGGGCTTGATTGCCTGCGCATGTACCGCGCCGAATACGACGACAAGAACCTGACACTGAAAACACGACCACTGCACGACTGGGCTTCCCACGGTGCTGACGCCTTCCGCTGCGGCGTGATGGGCCTGCAACTAACCCAACGTGTGGCAATGCCGAAATTCACCCCGAGAGTGGTGGTCTAAGGATTCCTGATGGACGAAGAAACCCCAATCGACAGCGTTGACGCGCTGGCCGAACATGTTTCCCGCCTCAAGGACGCGGCTGTCTCATACCTGACGGAGCAATCCAAAGCCCGTGAGATGGCTATGGACTATTACGCCGGGAAAATGGTTGACCTACCGGCTGAGGTTGGCCGCTCGCAAGCCGTGGCAAACGTGCTGCGGGCGCAGATGAAAAAGGTTATGCCATCCGTCATCAGAACCATCCTTAGCGGTGGCAATGTGGTGGAGTACACGCCTGTTGGCCCAGAAGACGAAGAGGGAGCACAGCAGGCGACAGATTACGTCAACACGGTCTGCATTCGCGAGAGCGATGTGGAGAGGGCTATTTACGACGCCATTCACGACGCAATGCTGCTCAAGACCGGCGTTCTCAAATGGTCGGCCTATCGCCAGCGCAAGGTCACGATCCAGGACTACACCGACCAGCCGGACGAAGCGCTTCTTGGCCTCGTGGGTGACCCGTCTGTTGAAATTCTTGAGCACAAGACCAGTGAAGAAACTGATCCGCAGGTTCTGGCGCTTGATCCGAACGCACGTCGGCACTCGTTCAAGCTGAGACGGGTGACCGAGACTGTCACGCCAAAACTGGAGGCAATCCCTCGTGGCGCATTCCTGATCACGCCTGGTGCTGACAGCATCGAGGAAGCGGAGTTGTGCGGCGAGGAAATCATCCAGCCGCGCTCCGACTTCGTGTCGATGGGCTACGACAAGGATATGGTCTGGCAGATCGAGGCCCATGACGGCGGGTCTGATGATGACCAGTCACGTATGCAGGACGATTACTCGACTTCCAAAGCAGAAACCCGAAAGGCGCTTGAACTCATTCGCGTCTGGGAACTGTATGTGAAGGTCGATCAGGACGGAGACGGAATAGCCGAGTGCTACCGGATCGTGTTCGGTGACAACGGGGCCGATTCCAACAAGAACGTTGTGCTTGGTCTGGAGCCTGTAGACGAAGCGCCATATGCCTCTGTCGTGATTGAGCGCGACCCTCACCAGTTCGAGGGTCATTCTCTGTATGAGGATTTGCGCAATCACATGCGCATCAAGACCGCAATCTTGCGCGCCACGCTGGATAACACGTATGCGACCAACAACCTGCGCCCGGCTTATCGCCTTGACGCAGTGGCGAACCCTGAATCCCTGTCAAATGGGAAGTTCGGCGAGCCGATCATCCTGAACGCTGGCTTTACGCTGGACGACGCAATCAAGTGGGAAGTCGTCCCATTCGTCGCCGACAAGTCATTCCAGATGATGGAATACCTCGACACCGAAGCCAACGATATGACCGGGATAACGGACGCCTCTGGCGGTCTAGACCCGGAAAGCCTGCAAGACGTTACGGCGGCGGCAGCACAGCTTGCTTCTGAAAAGGGCATTGCTCAGGCCGACCTGATTGTTCGCTCGATTGCGAATGACGGGCTGCGCAAGGCGTTCCGTGGGCTTCTGCGGCTTGTCATTGCACATGCTGACGGGCCACGCACGGTCCGCATGAAGGGCAAGTGGGTTCAGTATGACCCGCGCGTCTGGAACGCTGACATGGACTGCGTGGTGAACGTTGGTCTTGGCGGAGGGACGAAAGAGCGCGACCTACAGGTTCTTCAGGTCATCTATGGCATTCAGAAGGAACTGTTGCTGTCGATGGGTCCAGATAACGTATTCGTCAAGCCGGATCAGCTTTACAACACGCTGTCGAAAATCACGGAAACCGCTGGCTTCCCGAGCGCGCAACCGTACTTCACCGATCCTGACCCGCAAGAGGTGCAGGCCAAGCTGGAAGCGCAAAAGAACCAGCCCAATCCTGACGTTGTGAAGATCCAGGAGCAGGGCAAGGTCAACGCCCAGCTTGAGCAGATGAAGGCGCAAACGACTGTTCAGTTGGAACAGGCCAAGCTGGAAATTGCGGCTCAGTCCGAGCGTATGAAGGCTGAGGTTGCTCGCGACAAGGAAATGGCCCAGATGCAGGCCGATCTGGCGACAAAACAGCATGATGCTCAGATGCAGGCCCAACTTGAAGCGCAGAGAGTGGCTTTTGAGCGTGAGAAGTTCAGCGCCGAAATGGCGATGAAAGAGCGAGAACTGAACGTCAAGCGCGAACTGGAATTGCTCAAGCTCGATGCTCAGGATACGCCAGATGGTGTGCGGTCCAAGGCTGACATGCGCGAAAGCGGGCTGACGGACGCCATGTCGAAAATGCTGGACACGCTGGCAAAGGCGAACGGGCCGAAGCGGGTTATTCGCGATGCGAATGGGGATGTGGTCGGCGTCGAACCGGTGAACTGATATGGCGATTAGCTACGTTGGCGGCACAACCGCGACATTCGCGGCCAGCGCGGCTAACGTCAGCCTTACGGGCCTAACGGGCGGTTCGGATGCAGCCGCAGCAACCGGCGATCTGGTTTGCGTCATATCAGGCGCACCGGAAACGGCAGATACGAACGTCAGCGTCACGACGACGGGTTACACCAACCAGGAGCTTTACGCAAACGACACCCGCGACGCCAACGGGGTGTTTGCCTATAAATTCATGGGGGCAACCCCGGACACGACGGTAACGGTGCCTGCCACCTCGGCTTCGACGGCCAGAGGTTCGGTGGTTGTCCGCGTTTACCGGGGCGTTGATCAAACGACGCCAATGGACGTTGCAATTACAACCGCCACGGGGGCCAACGGCGACAGGGCCAACTCCCCGTCAATTACACCCGTCACGACGGGCGCTGAAATCCTCGCGGCGGGCTTTGCGACAAACCCGGGCAGCACGTCCGGCACGGCAACCGGCCCGTCGAACATGGCGGATTTTGTCACGGTTGTCGGGGTTGGCACTGGCCGATCCTCGATTGCGGGCATGGCTTCGCAGGCTTGGGCGGGCGGCGCGTTTGATCCGAACGCCTGGACGGCGACGACGAACAACGCGAACGACTCGTGGGTTGCCTTCACGGTTGCGCTTCGTCCGGCAGCCACAGCAATAACCGGCGACGCATCGGGGAGCATGGACTTTACCGGCGCGTCAGCCGGGACGGTTGCGGTTCAAGGCGCTGCGTCCGGTAGCTTTGACGTTACAGGCGCTGCTGCTGGCCAAATTCTGGCCTCTGGGGCGGCAAGTTCAACATTCGCTCTGGATGGCACGGCAACAGGGACTATCGGCTCTACGAGCATTTCTGGGGCCGCTGATGTAACGCTTGATTTCAGCCTGTCCGCGACTGGCGTCGGCCCGATCATCATTCGGTCAGCCGATCCGGACGCGCCTAGCTGGAAACAGCTTTTCTACGACAAGCAGCTAAAGGAATTCGAGGACAGTCTTGACGAGATTGTCAGCGCCGATGACCCGCAGGAGGCCGCTCAGGAAGCCGTCGAGGCCTTCCAGCCGCTAGAGACGCCAAGCCCGATCATACGGGACAACCTGCAAGCCATATCCGAGGCCCTTCGCGGCATGACGATGCGGTCACTTCGCAGGAAAGAGCTACAGGCGGAGATTGCTGACATTCGCGCTGAGTTGGCGCGGGTGGCTGAGTACAGGCGCAAGAGGCGGAATAACGAAGCGGCGCTGTTGCTGCTCTTGTGAGGATCGCATGAACGGCGAAGCCCAATATCTGCTCGATAACGAGCTACTGAAAGAGATTTTCGACCAATTGGAGCGCATTGCCATTGAAACTGGCATCAACGCGAAGATTGGCGACGACGAACTGCGGCGTCTCGCGGCAAGCGAAGTGCGCGCAATCAGATCCGTCCGGCTGAAGTTGAAATCGCTTCTGAGCGACAAGACCAATCAGCGCACGGATACCGTGGCTTAGTCACGGTAACTTCACCAGCAAGGAAGCTGAGAACATGGACGCAACCGAACAGGTTGGCGAAGCCGAAGGTATTGTTGACGAGCAGGCCGAAACCGGTGGGGACGAGGATCAATTCTTTGACAGCCCCGAAGCCGCCGCAGAAGCACTCGAAGACGATGCTGAACCCGAAGAAGAACCCGTAGCTGAAGAGGCTGACGCGGAATCCGAGGATGATGATGGGGTCGAGGTCACACTCGACAGTGGCGACAAGGTCACGCTGAAGGAACTCAAGGAGGGTTACTTCCGGGCCAAGGACTACACCCACAAAACGACCGAAGTTGCGAACGAGAGAAAGGCCGTAGAGGCCACAAAATCCCAACTCTCGGAGCAAGCCAAGGTCATTGATACCGTGGCGCAGAACCTTCACGATTATCTGCAAAGCCTCATCCCTCCGCCGCCGTCGATTGAACTGGCGCGCACCAATCCGGGTGAATACCAGTATCAACTGGCAATTCGGGAAAACGCCATCGCCGAGCTTCAACAGCTTGGAACGATGAAGGGTGCCGTCGATCAAAGCCGACAGGCCATGTCGGAAGCCGAATTGCGCGATTATCAGGCCCGCGAATCCGCAGCATTGGTTAAAGCCATGCCTGCGCTCGCCGATCCTGCCAAGCGCGCCTCCTTTGACAGCCTGATCAAGGCCACGGCGAAGGACTTCGGCTTCTCAGACGAGGAAGTCTCGCAAACGCACGACAACCGGATTCTGCGGCTCGTCCATTTTGCCCGTTTGGGCATGAAGGCCGAGGAAAACCGCAAGAACGCCTCGCGTCGGGTCGAGACACCAAAGGTGATGAAGGCAAAACCGGCAGCTTCGCCGGTCAATGTGGATAACAAGAAGGCCATGCACGCGCTCGCCAAGTCGGGCAGCTGGAGAGACGCCATCAAGGTGGATTTCGAGTAGCCCCCAAAACCTAGGGTGCTAAAATGGCAGTCATTACCAACACTTTTACCACGACCTCCCCCAAGGGTAACCGGGAATCGCTGAGCGACGTTGTTTCGCGCATCACCCCGGAAGACACCCCCATCTACTCGATGATTTCGAAGGAAAACTCTTCCTCGATTTTCCCCGAGTGGGAGATTGACACGCTCGCTGCTCCGGCTGCGAACGCTCAGCTTGAAGGCGATCAATACACCTTCAGCGCATCGGCCGCCGTGACCCGTGTGGGCAACTACACGCAGATCATGCGCAAAGAATGGGTTGTTTCCAACACCCAGGAAGCCGTGGACAACGCAGGCAAGGCCGAACAGATCAAGACGTTCAAGGTCAAGCGCGGCGTTGAAATCCGCAAGGATACCGAACTGGCTCTCGTGTCGAACACGGCGTCGGTTGCTGGCTCGACCCGCGTCATGGGCGGCCTGCCTTCGTGGCTGATCTCGAACGTGTCGCGCGGCGCGACCGGTGCGAACGGTGGTTACAACACCGGCACCAAACTGACGGTTGCCGCTACCAACGGCACCCAGCGCGCGTTTACCAAGGCGCTGCTGGATACCACGATGCAAGCGGCCTACGTGTCGGGCGCAAACGTCAAGTTTGCGGTCATGTCGCCGTACGTGAAGTCGGTTTTCGTTACCTTCATGTCGGACACCAACGTTGCGCCCTTCCGCATGGCCGTTGATGCCACCGGTAAGCGCACGATTGTTGCGACCGCTGACTACTACGATGGCCCGTTTGGCCGGATCGCCGTTATTCCGAACCGCATCATGGCAGCTTCGGCTGGTGTCGCGCGGAACGTCTTCCTTCTGGATGACGAAATGCTCGGCATGAAGGTTCTGCGGAAAATCCAGGCTGATCCGAATGTCGTGACGAACGCGGACTCGACCGCCGGCGTCATCATCGGTGAGCACACCCTCAAGGTCGCGAACGAAGCTGGCCTTGGCGTTGTGGCTGACGTGTTCGGCCTGACCGCTTCGACCTGATTTCTCTTTCAGAGACTGAACCCAGAGGGGGCGGGAAACTGCCCCCTTTTCCCATTTATAGGAGCGCCACTGTGGCAAAGGACGACACCAAGAAGGCCCCGGTCAAACTGCTTCACGCTTATTGGCCCGAGGAAGATGTCCGGGTTGACGCCGGTCAGATCATCGAACTCCCCCTTGCTGAAGCCAAGGCGCTCATCGCTGCCAACAAGGCGGAACGCGCCGATCCGATGCCGGGTGAAGAATGATCCGAGACGGCGATTGGGTGCTTCACGACTACGATTTTCACACCAAGCGCCAAGTATGGAGACGGTCAAACCCGGATGGGTCTGACACCTACCGGACGGATTATCACGTGGATGAAATTCTCTCAGAGAACCACGCAGACCGGATGGACAACCAAGGCAAGAGAATGGGGGAGTGGGCAAAGATTGCCTCTGTTCCCCTGACGCTGCACTACAGCCAACTCGCTGCGGCGCAGAACCAGAAAGACAGCCAATACATCGACAAATGGCTGGCAGAGAACCCCGCATTCAAAACCCGGTGACGCATGGACTATCCCGAACTCATCGCAGAAGTGACGGAGCGGAGCGGCGACAGCACTGTCGCCACCCGCGCGTCCATGTATCTGCGCATGGCAGAGGCAGCCATCGACAAGGCGCTGAGGATCGGGGATAGCGAGTCCATCGAGGTTCTGACGACCGATGCAAGTGGAGAAGCAACGCTCCCGAGCGACTTCTCCATGATCCGCATGGTTCAGATCGGGGTGCGCGAGGCCGAGGCCATCGACTTCCCGACAGCCACCCTGACGCCGTTTGTCCTGCCGCGCCCGATCTACGGATACGCTATTCGCGGCAACAAGATCGTCACAACCACCCCGAATACGGATGTGACGCTCTACTACTACGCCAAAATCCAGCCGCTCGACCTGACGGGGACGAACTGGCTCATCGAGAGCGACCCGGAAATCTATCTCTACGCGATGCTGAAACAGGTGTTCATGGCGCGGCTCGATGCTGAGAAGGCCGCCGCCGCAGAGGCCATGTTCAACAGCCTCACGGCCGAAAAGCGCAGCGCTGATGCGATTGTGCGGTTTGGTCGCAAGCCCTTCAGAGCGGCAGGTGCCCTATGACTGTCGCAAACATTCTTCCAGAGGTTCTTGCTGAGTGTGGGATTGACCTCACGTCCCCATCCATCGCGGACAACAACTTTCAGATGCGGCAAATCCTGTCTCTGATGAATACCGCAGGTAAAGACATTAACCGCCGCGCCGAATGGACGAAGGCGGCAGCAAGTTTCACCGTCGCCAATGCCTCATCGCAGACGCTTCCTGCTGATTTCCAGGAAATGTCTGATGCTGGCGCGGTGATATGGGGCTTGAGCGGGCACGTGCCTGTTCGCCCCTGCCTTTCGCCGGAACTCTGGCAGTTGTTTGAAAAGTTTCCGCCGACACAGCCCTATTACATGCTCCGGGATGGCAAGATTTACTTCACCGAAACCATCGGATCAGAGGGCGCAGAGGTCCGGTACGTCTCGACGAACTGGATCCCCGGCAAGGCTGCAATAACCACTGACACAGATCAGCCGATATTCCCAGACAGCCTGCTTGCGCGGGCCACCATTTGGCGGTGGAAGAGACAGAAGGGACTGCCCTACGACGACATACTGGCCGAATTCGAGGCCGATCTGGACGCGGCTGTGAAGGCCGACAGGGGCGCGGCGTGAGACTGCTTTCCCCGGCTCGCGAGCGTCCAAAGGACCGTTACGAGACAAAATCTGAAAAGGCAGCAAAGGCGGCTCCGGTCAAGATGCCCGCTCCGGTCATGGGGTGGGTGGAAAACCAGTCGCTTGCCGCTGAATTGCCGAACGCGGCGCGGGTTCTGGAGAACTGGTTCCCTACGACCTCAGGCGTTCGGGTTCGCGGCGGCGCGGCCAAGTCTGCCACCATTGGAACGCGCTGCAAATCGTTGTTTTCATACCAGACGGCGACTGTTTCCAAGCTGTTTGCCGCCTCGGCAAGTGCAATTTACGACATTTCGGCCCTGAACCCCTCAACGGTTCCGGGCGATTCTGTATCCGGCTTGACCTCTGGTTACTTCTCGACCGAGCAGATGGGCACGGTTGGCGGAGAATATCTCTACGCGGTGAATGGCACTGACAGCGCGCGGCTGTTCGACGGATCGACTTGGACGACGATAACGGGGGTTTCAACCCCGGCAATCACAGGCGTAACGACTTCAACGCTTTCCTATGTGTGGAAGCACAAGAACCGCCTCTGGTTTGTGAAGAAAAACAGCAAGTCGGCCTATTACCTGCCCGTGGATTCAGTCGGTGGCGCGGCGTCCGAGTTTTCGCTTGCTGGCGTGTTTCAGAAGGGCGGATACCTGCTTTTCGGTTGCACATGGTCAGAAGATGCGGGCGACGGCATGGACGACCGGGTGGTGTTTGTGTCCTCCGAAGGAGAGGTTGCAGTCTATCAAGGTTCAGACCCTGCCAGCGCCTCTGCGTGGGGCCTTGTGGGGCTGTATTCAATGGCTCCGCCTCGGGGGCCAAAGTGCTTCATCAAAGCCGGTGGGGACGTGATTATCGGCACGGACGACGGAGCAGTCCCGCTATCCGCCGTGACGACAAAGGACCCTGCGGCACTTTCGACTGCGGCTGTATCGGCCAAGATCGAAACCTCGTGGCGCAAGATGGCTCGGACGTGGGACGGCGTTCAGCCTTGGGAAATGATCAAGTGGCCTGCTGAAAACATGCTGCTTGTCACCCTGCCGCATGACCCGACAACCTGTTTCGTGGCGAATGTCCAGACAGGCGCATGGGCCAAGTACATCGGGTGGGACGTGCAATGTGTCGCGCTGTTCAATAAGAAGCTCTATTTCGCCGACAAGAACGGCTTCGTTTATGCCGCAGAGCAGGGCGGATCGGACAACGGGACCAGCTACATTTCCCGCCTGTCCTACATGCCGACAGACCTAGGCTCCCCTACGGCGTTCAAGTCGGTTGGGCTGATGCGCGGCGTCTTTCAGGCTATCGGAAGCCCAACGGTCCAACTGTCGCTTTCGGTGAACTACGGGATTGCGTTTCCATCCCCTCCGACTATTTCGTCACCCGCTGGCGGATCGGGGGCGGTGTGGGACGTGTCTCTCTGGGACGTTGCCCTCTGGGATGACGATGGACTGAACAGCTTTATCGTCAAGCCAACATACGACACCGGCTGGGTTGGGGTTGGCGCTCAAGGCGAAACCCTCGCGCCCCAAGTGCAGATCGTGGTCAATGGAGCGGGGCGTCCTGACATTGAACTCGTCCAGATAGACCTGCTGGGCGAATCCGGGGCATCGGTTGTCTAAACCCGTCTACGGGCGCAGCCAGTATGTCGCCTCATTCGTCGCGCGGGAACTCGGGTTTACCCGTGGCTTTGACGCCTGCACGGCAATCGGCTTCGGAGATCCAATCGAGGCGGGGATTGTCTACCACAATTGGAACCCGGAAGCGGGTCTGATCGAACTCACAGCGGCGTCTAGAACCCGCACATGGCTGAACAAGGCCAATCTGAAAACCATCTTTGAGTATCCGTTCTCGCAGCTTGGGTGCCAAGTCTGCATCGCGCGGATTTCCGAACACAACGCCAGAGCGCGCCGGATTTGGCGGGCCTTGGGCGCAACAGAACACATCATTCCGAGGCTCAGAGGCCCGAATGAAGCCGAAGTCATTGCCACGCTAACCAAGGAAGCGTGGGAAGAAAGGAACCGACATGGGTAAGCAAAAAGCGCCAGCGCCGCCCGATCCGAAGGACACGTCAGCCGCCCAGACCGGGACCAGTGTTGCCACTTCCATCGCAAACACGCTGCTGCAAAACGTCAATCAGGTTGGGGCTGATGGCTCTACGCTGACCTATAACCAGACTGGCAGCAATTCCTTCACCGACCCTTACACCGGCAAGACCTACAGCCTGCCGACATTCACCGCCACACAGAAGCTCTCTCAGCCCGCCCAAGCGATCTACGACACCACGCAGGGCGCGCAACAGAACATGGCGACGGCGGCAAAAAACCTGTCCGGGAATGTTACCGGCAGCCTGTCGCAGCCTTGGAACGCTGACACCTCTGCCATTGAATCACGGCTGTTTGATCTTGGATCCAAAACGCTCGATCCGAAATTCGCGCAACAAAAGGCGGACCTGCAAACCCAACTGAGCAATCAGGGCATTAAACTCGGCTCTGATGCATACACGCGGGCCATGACCGACCTGTCTAACACGCAAGGCCAGTCCTACAACGACCTGGCGCTTCGTGGTCGTGGGCAGGCATTCAGCGAACTCCAGGCGCAACGAAACCAGCCCCTGAACGAACTTTCCGCGCTGCTGTCCGGCTCGCAAGTCTCCATGCCGAACTATAACCCCAACACACCAGCGGCCATTCCGACGACGGACAACGCGGGGCTTATCAACAAGAATTACGCGGATCGTCTCGACGCATGGGAAAAAGACAATGCCGCTTCTCAGGGCGGCCTCGGCGGCTTGTTCCAACTTGGCGGCACTCTCGGCGCTTCGGCAATTCAGAATGGCGGTTGGGCGGGACTTCTAACCATGTCCGACAAGCGCACGAAAGACGACATCAAGGAAGTCGGCAAAACGAAGGACGGCCAGAAGGTTTACTCCTGGCGCTATAAGCACGACGGCCCGAAAGGCCCGATCCACATGGGCCTCATGGCTCAGGAGGTGGAACGCAAGCGGCCAGACGCTGTTGTCGAGCATGGCGGTATCAAGTTTGTCGATTACGGCAAGGCACTGGCGGGGGCTAAATAATGGCGCTTTCCTACGCATTCGGCGGCAATACCGGCCAGTCTTACGACGAATTGCAGCGTCGCCGCATGTTTGCGGAAAGCCTCATGCAGCGAGGCATGTCGTCACAGCCGAAAACCGCTATCGAGGGCATCAATGCCGCCGCGTCCTCAATCATGGGCGCGCTGCTTCAACGGAAGATCGGTGCGCAGGACGCCGCTAATCGCGAAAAGGCTACTCAAGCGGCGCTCAGCATATTCGGCAGGCCAGCACCAGATGTAGTCCCGCCAAATCCGGGCATCTCGACACCACGCAACCCGAACGACCCTGTGCAAATTGGCAACGACACAATGGCTGCGCTCGGGAAAACACCGAATGGGTGGGACGGCATCAAGGCTGGTATCTTCGCGGGGGAGAGCGGCGGCGACTACAACGCTCTGTTTGGCTTCCAAAACCGACCGGGCGGTGCGTTTAGCAACGTACAGCTCACCAATATGTCGGTTGATGACGCGCTGAAATTCGCAGACCCGAATGGGCAATACGGCCAGCATGTCAAAGGCCAGATCGGGCGCGTTGCAACCCCAATGGGTGCATATCAGGTTGTCGGGACTACTCTGGCGGCAGCCAAGAAGGGCCTTGGCCTTCGCGGCGACGAGATAATGACGCCCGCGCTGCAAGACCGTATCGGACAATGGATTTACCAAAATCAAGGCACGGGCGCTTGGGAGGGCTACAAAGGCCCGCAACAGCCGCAAGGAGGCATGGACCCGCAAATCCTCATGGCAATGAGCGATCCAAACCTGCCGCCGGAAATGAAATCCGCGCTTGGCGTTCTGTTGCAGCAGAGGATTGCAGCAGCGCAACCGCCTAATCCTATGGACGCGCTTGCTTTGGAGAAAGCCAAGCTTGAGGTTGATAGA